GTCCCTGTTAAGACGTTTCATACGTTTGGTCCTAAAAAACCCTATATACTGTTGGTGTCGAACCATGAACAGTCGTGCAAACAGCGCGATGAAATCGTTTTTTATTTTGTACTCATTTCCACGGGTAACAATGTTAGTTTCCCAACGTACCCTATTAGCTATAAGCCAACCACTCAAGTTGTTGTGACCTCTGCTTATAGCTTCGTTAGTAAAACGCTCAAACAAGGTAAAAAATTGTGGGTTCCTACTATGCCACGTTACCCAGTCGCGTCCTAAAGCACTCTCGCGCATTACCTCGTAAAATTCTGTTTCGGTGCATGTAATTTCTAACGTCATCACTCGCAATCTCCATATGATTTACCTACGCTACTCTCGCAGGTTATAGGTAGGCCAGCGGCCCAATTAGGTTTCTGGCCCATGCAATGTTCCACATAAGTCCTAGCCTCGTCCAGTTCTGTGTCTCGTACCGCTACAACAATCGAATCGTGTACGGTTAATGCTACCTTGTACTTCTTTGCAATTAGTATCATCTGGTGACCAATAATGCAACGGGCTAGTGCTTGGCATATGTTTTCCACAACTTTCCCGCCGTATATACGCACCATCCCTTTGCGCGTTTGGTACATGTACTCTTCGCCGTCCTCCGTCGCGTACTTACCCAAAGCATGATAGAACATATACAGACCAGAAGGTAACCGGATAGCCGTCCTGTTAACGCTGATACCTAAACCCCTACGACTACCAAAATCGGTCCTGTCTCCCCTAGCCAAATAAGCTATCATGTTGTTAGCGTCTGTCCAGAGTTGGTTTATCGCTCCGTTAGTGTCACGGTAGACCTTTATGATACGCCGTGCTTCTTTTAGTTTTATAGTCACACCCATACCAGCGAGTTGGGCTTGGAACTTAATTGCGCCCATACCATAACCAGCGCCAAGTATAGTAGTCTTACCCACGAATCTTTGCTGTGGTGTAACGTCTTCTACGGGTACATTGTATATGCTGCTCGCCATGTGCTTGTAAACGTCATCGCCATTTTTAAACGCGGCGGTAAGGTCATCTTGCCCTGCCAACCACGCTAATACCCGCGCCTCAATCTGCGAACTATCGCAGTCAATCATCGTGTGACCTTCGGGTGCAATAATGCTACGCTTTAACTTCTTACCGTTAGCGCCACGACTAGGTAGGTTCTGTAGGTTTATCTTGTCGTCTCCACCCCACCGCCCAGTGTGTGCTGCGTAATACCTTACAGGGACGGGTAGTAATCCGCGCTGCGCTATATCTATAAATCGTTGGGTGCGCGTTTCTTCTAGTGTGGATTTCGTACCTAACCGCGCTGCAACTAACGATTGAACTGCCTCATTCTCATGGTCTAGTAGGGCCATAAACTCTTCGTCTTGTTTCGAGAACGCGAATGTTTCTTTACCGTTCGCGGGGCTGGTCTTCATCGGAGGCTCGATACCCAGCCCTGTCAGTAACTCAGCAAACTTTGGATTGCTCATTAGGTCAGTCTTACTTACCTGTGCATCCTGTAACAACTTATCCTTACGCTCCTTAACATCGGCTAAGTGCGAATGCAGTAACGGCTCGTCTAATTGCAATGTCGGTTCGGTAAACATACGCAACGTCAAATCTATAAGACGTAGTTCTTCACGCGGGAAGTTACGCCCCATACCGTTAAACAGTTTATAGGTTAACTCCACGTCGTTTATACAGTAGTCACCGTATGCACTCAGTTCTTCGGGAGTAAAATCTCTACGGCGTTTACCTTTTGCGTCGAGAACTTCTGTCCCTTTAACGCCAATATTGTACCTTTTAGATAACGCAGCGAGACTTCCGCCAGCTTCAGTCCCATGTAGGGCACGGGCAATACACAAAGTATCGGTATACATCCGAGGACGAATATCAAAACACCAATTAAGAATGGCACCATCAAACATAGTGTTATGACAAAGTAACATAGTCTCGCCCCAGTCGAAATTCTGGGTGAGATATTTTTTAATCTGGTTGTGCGTCCCACTAGCCCACTCCGTAGGTTCGTTGTTAAGTTTAACGCCTACGCCGATCACCTCAAAAAGAGGGTCACGAACGTAGGCTTCGGTGGTCATCTTACGCAGAGAAAAATCTTTGTCGTAAAATGTTTCAAAGTCTAAAGTTACTAGGTCCACTACTTGTGAGCCTTTTGCGTAGCCAACTCCCCGCCACACGCCATGTACCCGCAAGCATCAACCCAGTTGTCTGCATTTGCAGGATTAGATTTTACCCGCGCAATCTTTAGCAGGGTCATCATGACCGCAACGTCTGTAGGTGATAACTCTATATCGTCGCTAATCCCAAGGTAGTTGCTCCACAAGTCAGCGATAGTCTGGAAGTTATTTTCCATGTCGCCATGCGTAGCTGCGCGGTCTACGCTTACGTACTGTTCAGCTTGATTTAAGATACCAGTCCTCGTCCACGCGTTAGGGTCTACACCTGCTTTGTTAACGTTACCTTTAGTCATCTCGTACATCAGCGTCGCCACGTCAACGCCAGCAGGAGCATCGGTGTGTACGTGCGGTAATTCCTCGTGATGTTTACCCGATTTGCGTACTTTGGCTACGAGTGACGGAGTACAGCCAATCTTCTTGGCTATAGACCTGTCCGTGTCAGTGTGGCACTTGCGTAACATACTTATAATCTTAGCGGACTTAGTTATTTTCTTAGTCATAGTTATTCTCCTACTGCTTTATCTTTATCATCACGCAACACATGCACGATGCTCTCCAACGGGGTCATATCCAACCCCACATGTTCCGCGCAACCGCGAAATCTTCCAAGCCATGCGGCCAAACTTGTCCCTGCCTGCCTACGTAACTCTGCCTGTGCGTTAGCATCGGATGGGTCGAACGGTTCATACCCGCCACCCTCTCTCCGCTTAGACATAGGGGATATATACGCAGGGTATTCTGTTACCTTGATAGAGATTACAGAACTTTCCACTTCTTCAGACTTGACAACAATACGCAATCCTGACGCCAAGCGCCGCGCCAAATTAATGCGATTCTCACGCGCATGATGTGTGTCGTCCATAGCGTAAAACTCAGGATACGCCTCATGTTCTGGCTGCGTTACCAGCCAATCAACAAAGTGTGTTGGCACAAACATATTTGCGCCTGTCTTTTGCAGGTAATCATCAATGATACGCTGCTTCGTCTTCTTAGAAAAATTAGACATATAGTTCTCCAATAACTGTTATATTTTGTTATTAATTTGACCGCCCTACCGAACCGCGCCACAGCACAACGGACCTTGACCGCCAAACCAGACCAAACCTTACCAAACTGCGCCTGACCTCGCCTTAACTTAACATGCCTCGACCGCCAAACCAAACCTCACCAAACCTCACCAGACTGCGCCATACACGCCTCGACCGCCAAACCTCACCAGACCGCGCCAGACCTTTCCTTGCCCTAACATACCGTGACCGTCCAACCCTGCCTCGCCATACCTCGCCTTAACCGACCACACCCAAACGCAACATAACCGACCTTGACCGCCTGACCATACCGCACCACACCGCACCCAGCCGGAACTTAACAGACCACGCCACGCCTTAACCGACCGAACCTGAACCGCCGAACCGGACCAGACCGTACCACACCGTACCAGACCGTGCCCAACCGAGACCGCCTTGCCCGACCAGACCTCACCCCGACACACCCGAACCAACCGCGACCGCCTTGCTGGACCTCGCCACGCCTCGCCATGCCACCCGTGCCAAACCGAAACACGACCGCCTTGCCACGACTCGCCATACCTCACCGTAGCTCGCCAGAACCGCCTTGCCAGACCCAGCCCGACCTGACCTGCCGTGCCCTGCCTTAACGCGCCCGAACGCGCCGTACCCAACCTGAACCGCCTAACCCCGCCGCGCCGTGCCGGACCTTGCCCGACCCCGCCGCGCCGTGACCGCCCTGCCGGACCCAACCATACCGGACCACACCTTGACCGCCCTGCCGGACCGAACCGTGCCAAACCGAAACTCACCTAGACCGCCTTGACCGTGAATTGGGGCAGCGTTAACTGCCCCGCTTCGTTTAAGCTGCTCTACGTAGCCGCTCTTCTTGGATATACTGCATCAACTCGCGTGTCTGTTCGTCAGCGCATTCTGGATGTTCCATAGCTAACTCCTGCACGGATCGACCGTCTTGTGTAATGTCATCCCAGATAGCTTGCTGGTCACCCATATCCACCGAACTGGCTACAGAGAAGGTGCCATACGAACCGCGCCCCTTCTCCTGTCGGAAGTCACCAATACCCACAATCGTACCCGCGTTTTGCAACAAAGATGCAATCGACATTGCGCTTAGTGTCGGTGTGACAAACCTAATTTCAATCTCTGCGCACCAATTAGGTAAGTATGCACGGGTACGCACGTCAGGTGTCTTATTCATGTCTGCAGACCGAACAATATCCATCTTCAGATAGGGCTTACCCCAAATCTGGATTTGACTTTCAGGCAAGAAGATCAACCGTTGAACACTCGTCTTCGTAATACCTGCCGTCTCTAACGCAGCGGTAGACATAGCGCCTTTGACCCCTGCAGCAGGGAAACACAGGTAAGTGTCACCTGTAGACTTCTTATACACACTGTCCCGAAACTCTTGTTCTGGATTATGTTTAATTTCCTTCTTTTCCGCAGCGGTTTTCTTGCCACTACCTACTAACAAATCACGCCACGCTTTCGCGCCCATGCTATTGAAGTACATCGGGGTCTGCCCGATCATCCGTAGTTTGATACGCCCCTGCTTTAGCGTGTGAATCTCCATCGGATCGGATGCCGCTGGTTTTTTTACGGTCGCCATTGTAGTTCTCCTAAAGGTTGTTATCTTTTTTAATCTTGTTTAACGCTGTCTACTTTATCCCTGTCGCGCACTCCTCCTTTCTTGTACGTTGCTAATTCTTCTTTTAGTTCGCGGTTCTCTTTACACACGCGTTCGTATTCCTCTCGGTGAATCATATTGAAATCCCAACTAGCCACGTCACGTTGCCCTTCGTGGTAGGTTGTATCGTTTCTTTAGTCTGCTCATCGCCTTGGGAGACACGCCGATAACTTCCGCCACGTCTTTGAGCAGCATACCTTTCAGTATTAATTTGTTGGCTATTGTTGCTTCGCTTGTTAGCGGCCTATTATTTGCTAGCTCCACAAACAGAGTGCGCGGCCTACCCACATGCCTGCCGCCACCATCGGTGTATAACGCAGCCCTACCGTTACGAGCATAAGCTGATGCGTTCTCTAAACGCGGGTTAACCTCTCTATCTTTCTTCATCTGCGCTACCCAACACTTACGGTACAACTCCTCGTACTTGATGCGCTCATACTCGGTCATATTGTCTTACCCCACGCACGCAACTCACCGACGTATCGACCTAGTTCTGTTTGCGCTGTCCATAGGTTACCCTTTGCGTTAGGCATCGGGTCTTTTGCATGAGCTTTCTCTTGCCACATATCTACCTGTTGACGCAGAAACTGTAATTCAGACTGTTGTGCGGGGGTTAATGTTTTGTCTGCCTTCTCCATTATAGCTACCCTCTGTTGGTTGATTAAGTCTTGCTGGCGTTCCAGTTCAAGAAACTGCTGGTCTACTTCGCTGGTTTGCGGAAAGTCTACGATGTTTCTAGTCACTGTAACCCCCGTTGAATAAGCGCCCTGTGCATGTTCAAAACACAGGGTCTAACCGTGACGTGGTTTCTCCGGTAGGGTCACAAGGGCGGAAGTATGCATGGAGTGCGCTTGCCCCTACTGCTGCGGTTTATGCGGAAAACAATGCAAACGCGCCCACTCACAGCTTGGGATAGTTTGTTAAATTACGGTGCCTTCATCGTGTAACACGATAGACCATGCTCGTAAGTCATCGGCCACGGTGTTCATGTTGATCTCATTCACAACCATATCTAGGCCACCTGCAGCACGTATCTGCGCAAGGTTCTTTTCCTGTAAAGGTGTGGGTTTGTTCTTACCCGCCTTGCACTCAATACCAAAGAACAGTCCTTCGTAGCATCCCACGACGTCGGGCACACCGCTTTGTCCGTACCCGCCCGTGACAGGGTAGAAGTAGTACGCACTCAACTGTTTTAACTGCTGCACCACAACTTTCTTCACTTTAGCTTCGGGGGTCATTGTCGTTCTCCATTAAAATAACTGGCTTCGAAAGGGCGAAAATTCGCCCCCTCAGTTAGTAGCACTACTAAGTGGTGTCCTTAACCACCCAGTAAGTTTGTTCATCTATGCGTTTACCTACACCTTCCACCGTAGGGGTTGGGGGTTCCAAGCTGGTCATGCAAAGTACAGCCATCCTCCCCTGTATCCACGACGGTAGATCATCTATAGAGTTGTAGTTGCCCTGCTCCCCA